TTTACTACGTAGAATATTACCATCAATGATAACATCTTGGTTATTAATATCAACAACACGAACAAATTCACCTGACTGGAACACACGTTCAATGTTTGAAATGAATACTTCTATTTTTGTGCCTGTAAGTACAACATTCTCAATTGTAGCAAATGACTTTGATGTTTCACCAAATACTCTATATGCACCAATGGCATTCGTTACACTTAAAAATCTTGTATCTTCTGAGGCTAACTTTAAACTGGTTGCAACATACCATTGACCAGCAGATGCTCTCAATACTACATCACCAGTTTTATAATAACTGAAATCTGAATTGTAAAGTATTCTGAATAAGAATTGATACGATGCAGGTGTACCTTTTGATTGGTACAACTGTCTAGCAACTTTAATTGCTTTGTCTTTTGATATTAATGCATCTTCAGGAAAGAATGGAAGAAAATCATTAACATAATAATTCATAAACCCATCAATAGTTCTATCAACATCGATGTAGTTTAGAATATTTTTTGCACCAAAAGTAACACCTTGTCCGCTTGTTGAAGCAGTAGTTACCATTGAGTTTGCTGCTGCAGGTGTTTCTAACCATTCATAGTATGCCTGCAAAAAGGCAACAAAGTTTTCATAGTCAGGATTATCCCTGACAAACTCAGGTAACTGATATGGTACTAATAGAGAGGTTTTTTGATTACTTTGTAACATGATTACTGTACAGTTACATTAACTGTAATTGCACTTGGATCGTATGGGTCTATTGTTATGATTCTATTGTATGTAGATGAAACAATGGACGAATATGGATTTGCAGTAACAGTCAATTGTCCTAAAAGATTATTGATTTGTATTGGATTGAAAGAATTTAATTGTATAACACCATTAGTGTAATCAATAACACCAACATTAGGATTGAAAATTGTCTTAGTATTATTTGCGTTATAATAATAAGATTGAATTGTACCTATTGTTCCTGTTAAACTAGCTATTGCCAATGCACCTTGACCTGTAGTATCATTCACCTGTGGAGTGATTAAGATAGATGCACTAGTGTAATTGGAACCAGGTGTTAATACATTGATAGCAGTAATTGCACCATTTGTGATAACTGCTTCTGCTGTTGCACCAATACCATCACCCTGAATTGTAATTGTTGGTGCATATTGATAATTAAAACCTGGATTTAGAATAGAAATTGATTCCACACCACCCACATCTGTTGGCAATTCTTGTAAATAAATTCCATTGACAGCAGTAGATTGTGAAACCAAGTCTAAGAATGTCATACTTGGTGAACTAGTAACACCACTCAAGAACACACCCTTCTGCAATGGTGAACCAAAGTATAGTTTATATGTCTCTGAGTTAGTTAAATTTGGATTAAATTTCTTCTGTAATTGTACATTGATTTCATTCGCAATGATTGAAGGATCTGAATTCTGTACAGATAGAATCAAATCAGACAAAGAGAATGTAGAATTAAATGTATTTAAATTTGCTTGACCGTATGCATATATCGCCTGCTGAATCTTTGTCTGTACTTGTGTAGCAGATAGATTAGTTTTCTTTGCATTAATTAATACATTAGCAGTAACTTTTAGGTAAACATAATCGGGATCCACAATTTGTGGTGTGATAGTAATCATTGAGATTGGAGAGATTACTTCATTAATCAATCTTTGTTTTTGTACTTCTGTCAATGTCAATGCACCTGTTGGTTTAACCGCAACAAATACTTGGCCATATACAGGTGGATTGTTATTTTCTCCACCCCAAACAGAAACCGCATCAAAAGAGAAACCTAATTTATTTTGTTGTATTAGTGTTTGATAATCTTGGTTTGTGACTGCACGACCTTGCGCTGCATATGCTTTTGGTGCCTGATATTTGATAGAGGCAATAGATTCTTGTGCACCACCTTGTGTTGCAGGACTTACTGGTGTGATAGTTGTGTCTGCATAACCAGAAACTGGAGACATCAATACAAAGTTGTTTGCACCTGCAGATGCAGTTCCACTAGTTACAACATATGTTATATTAACAATATTGCCATCCACTAGTTGTTGTCCTAGAATACCATCACCGAAATAAATCTCGTAAAGACCACCTTGTCCTTCTTGTAAGAAATAAACTTGTGAAGAACCATCTAATACCAAATAATCTGTTGAAGGATTAAAAACTTGTATAGATGCATTAGAAGATGATTGTTGTATTGTGACCTGAATTGTGGTTGTATCAACATTCAAATCAGGAATTTGGAATGTGTATGTTGGATTCTGTGTTGAATCTACTGCAAAATTTACTGATGTTGGTAAACCTTGTTTCAGAGTAACAGCATTGAATGTTGCAGTATTTTCAACTGTATTGACTGAATATGAATCTGTTGTAACAAAGTTGTAATTTACACCATCAATCGATTCGGAGATGAAACGTGTGAATTTTGGAAGAATCAATGATGGATTTGTTACATTATTAAATGCAATATTGATAACTGCTGATGGTGCAATAGCAGACTTTGGTACATAATCCAATAGTTTTGCATGTGACACAACAGAATCTCTTTGAATTGCAGTATCTAAGAACATCTCATTGGCAACCATATTCAAGTAATACGCTTGATATTGTGTGTTATATGCCAAAACATCTAATAGAGTAGATAGAGCAGAACCTTCAAAGTTATAATCTTGCAATACAGTCTGGGACTGCATAAAAGTTTTAAGATTATTTTTGATTAGATTAAAATCTAAATCTGCAATTTGTACATTTGAGTTTGCGCCTGCCATTTTATCTGTTTCTCTCTAATATAACGTTGATGGTAGTAGGTGTTGCAGCATTTTTTAAATAAAATGTTATTCTTACACTATAAGAATTTAAGTCTGGTTGGACACTAACCGATACTGTTTGTAGTGTTACTCTTGGTTCGTAATTATTAATAACGTTTGTGATTTCATTCTCTAGTGTAGCAGAAACAGTTTGTGATGCATTTTCAAACAACAAACCTTCTATATTGCCACCTAAATCTGGATTAAATGGTCTTTCATAGTGTCTTGTCAATAATAAATTACGAACAGAACGAATGACCGCTTGTTGGTCATAGCTAACAGCAATATCACCCACGACTGGACGTTGGGTGAATGTGAAGTCTATATCTGAAAATACTTTTGTTAATGTTCCCATTTTCTTATTTATTCCACTCCTAGGACTAAAATCGCTTTTCCATTTCTTGGATACCGTCCGGAGATTTTTGGGGCCGGAACGAAAATTTCGAAATTTCCGGAATCAACCTCCTGCAAACACATTACCCGAACCTGATGTGATGATGTGGTCGCCTCCGTATGCATCACCTTTTCTACCAATTCCTCTACCATTTACAAATACAGTATGACTACAAGTTGTCAAAGGCGGTGCATGTATTGAACAACCTGGTTCTGGATGAGGAATCATATCATCACCCTGTCTCACCGCACCAATTCCGTTAATGAAAACATTTCCTGAACATTGGTCTGTTGATTGCGTAGTTGGAGATGCACACTGGTAACCAGTTCCGTCTGGACTGGCTACTGCATCATCTGAACTTCCTCTTGCAACTGATGGCATTTTATGGATTCAAGTTAATATTAGGAGCAATCAATGTCATATCACCACCAGCAGTAACATCGTATGTTGATCCTGTGTTGTTTGTATATGAACTATTGAATGATTCGGTTACACTTCCATTGACTGTTCTATTTACAGTACCATCAATGGTTTCTGTTAGATTACCTTTTATTGTTCTTTCTACATTGCCATCTACTTCTTCCGTGACATTACCTTTGACATATAGTGTTGCATTACCGTCAACCGTGATGTTACATGCACCTTTTACATGAATGTTATTGTCTGATAGGTAGATTTCATAGTTTTTACCTTGCACCTTAGTCACTTTTGAACCATCTGGTGCAATTTCAAAGAAAGTCAAGCCTTCTTTTTTGTGACCCAAGTGAATTCTTTCAGCTCCAGGCGTATCATCTAACTCAAATACATGACCTGCAACTGTCTGTGTAACACGATTGTATGGAGGTTTTGTTGCATATTGTGATTTTGGTTCACTCCAACTACTTCCGTCTGCCGTTGGAACACCAGTATCTAAATTTGCATCGTGATAACCAACTGGAGTTTCACCTATTTTCTCATTTCTGTATAACCGACTAGTTGTTGGTTCACCCTGTGGATAAAAGTCACCTTCAGAGAATCCAACTTGTTCATTCTTAATGCCTTGTACAATACCAGGAAATACACCAATCAAAATAGGTGCTTGTCCTGACATACCATCACAAAAGAAACCAAAACACCAGTCACCAACTAAGGGTACTGCAGCAGACATTGATGAGTTTGGTGAATTAACAGGCAATGCCCAAGGTAAATCACTTGTTGGTATCAACATTTTGTTTGCTGTGTGCCATCCAAATATACGAACTTGAACACGACCCAAGTTCAATGGGTCTGCATTGTTCTCAACAACACCAGTCCACCAATTGAATCCGTCTTTACCTGTGAAATTTTGCATCATGATTTAATTACCTCGGTCCAGTCTGATGTTTCACTAATAGATTGAAACTTGTTAGGTACACTATCTTTTGCAATTTCAACCACAGTCTGAAATTGTTCGCTTGTGAATATGTGTCTCAATGCTGTAACAATGTATTTTCCTGAGTAATATGCATCAGTCTCTTTGTTATCTTTTGTTGGGTCTAAAGAATTCATATTGAATTGTATGGTTTTACCAGCCGTTAATGCTGGATCACCAGGAATAGTTAATTTCATCTTTGTGTAGTTTGCTAGTGAAATCTGTGCAGTTCTTAATGGTACATATGTCTCAATAAAAATATCATGTGCAACAGCAGCTGCTTTAGTTGCATCATCACTAATATACAATGCTTTCTTTTCGTTGTTATTAGAATAAGCAAGTTTCAACACACCTTCATACGATTCATTTTGTGCTGCGCCAAGTCTATTTTTAAAGAAATTAGATGGTGGATTCTTATTCAATGAAGTTGCTTGATTTTGATATTTTGTGTAATCAAAATCAGTTACATAATATGACCTAATTAACGGATCAATTGAAATCAATCTATTTGCAAATGTTCCAACATTTACTTCATGCAATGAATCATATGTCTTAAAGAATTCATATTTTTGTACAGAAGTTTCTTTTGATTCATTTTGTTGTTCTTTATAATCTACGTTTTTGGCAGAATAATTATATGTGCCAAATATATCGTCAGCATAAATCGATTGTAAAGACCTAAAGTTGAATCCTTCTTTTGTCTGATAGAATATCATATCAGAACCTGGATAATTCTGTGGTCTTGAATATGTTGATATCCAACTAATTGCTTCAAATGGCTTCATATTTGGAACAACAAAGTCATAGACACCATTTGTTGTTTCTATTTTTCCCATTTTATTTGATGGAACTTGCAAATACTTTTCTAGAATATCAGTAATAATGTCTGATATCAATTTACCTGGATATGACTTACTAACTTTAGTTTGTTCAGATAAAAATAATTCTTCAGAACAAAATAATAGGTCATATGCCTCACTATTTTGATTACCTGATGGTTTTCTCTTTTCAATCTTATAAACTCTGAAGATTTCTGTGATGTTATCTGGTGCGTCTTTTACTTTACCAATTTGAATCTCAATGAATTCATTGCCTGTCAATTGCATCTTTTCAATAAAACCTTGTGCATCAATCACAGACAATGAACCAGATGTGACAAAGTTAAACAAATCTTCATAATAAGAGATGTTAATCATCAATCTTTTGAAGTTTGTTTTTTGTCCATTGCCGGTAATCAGGTTCAAGTCCTGTATGGAATAGTCTAATGGGTAGTGAATACCATCTGCCATATTATTGTGCCATTAATTTTTTAAGTTCGGTTTCCATCTCATCAGCGTAATCAGAATTTAGAATATTGATTGTACGCTTTGCTTCATTTTGTGACAATTCCCAATCATAAATTGAAATTGCATTAACTGTTGAAGTGACTTGAACGGGGCCTGTTGGTAAGTTATACGTTTGAACACTTGGTACAAATGTGTTGTATGCAAGTTCGTCAATAGTTATTGTATTAACAGTTGTAGTTTTTGTTTGAATATCTAATTGTGTAATAACTTCTTGATATTGATATACTGTACCATAAACATCAACATATGGATTTGGATTATTTGGATCCATATTCATATTGTATTTGTCATTTAAATATGCATTAAATTGATTATAACTTAATGGCCAATTCCATTGTGGATCCAATA